TGACTGAGATGTTCCTCGGCCTCGGTCACGAGCCGACGCCCGAGCGGATCGCGTACTACGCGCGGCTGCTCGTCAACGTGCCGACGCGATACATCCGCGTCGCCTGCGATCACGCGGTCGTCAAGTCGAAGTCTGGATTCCCTCCCAGTCCCGGAGAGATTATTGACCAAGCCGAACGCATCCACCGCGAGCTCGTCGTCGCTCAAAGGCTCGAGGCCCGCGCGTCAGACCGCGATGCGGCGATTGCCGAGGCAACCGAATCACCCGAGGAAGTGGGCCGCTTGATCGACATGGCCCTCAGGAGGGAACGCGCGTGAACTTCCGCACATCACTAGCCGCCCAGTCCGCCAAGCGCCGAGTCCACACGCCCGAGCAGATCGCAGCCCTCAAGGCGGATCTTGAGGCCGGGATGCCCGAACGCGAGGCGGCCCGCAAGCATGGCCTGTCGCGCTGGATCGTGCGCGACGTGAAGGATCGTCATTCGTGGCGAGGGGTGGAGGCGAAGCAGTCGTGACGATTGTGCTTCTCGCACTCTGGATCGTAGTGGCGCTGTGCGCCGAGGAGGGGAACCGATGATGCGTGCGATTTGGACGGATCGTGATGGGGATGAGATCGAAGTGGAATCGAGCGGAGTCGACGGCGAATTCCTGTCGATTGGGATTGGCGAGGAGTACGTGCTGCTCAACGCCGACGACGCCGAGTCCTTCGCCGCGTACCTGCGGGCCTGGGCGCTCAAGCAGCGGGAGGGGGTGTGATGACCGACGATCAAATCTGGGAGCGCAGCTCGATCGGGGAGCGGGTTGATGCCCTGATGCGGAAGCTGCAAGACACACCATCCGGGCAGGCTTTTCGGCATCTGGAGTCCAAGGTCGACGCAACGTATCAACTCGCCCAAGGCGTTGACGATGGCCTCGACACGCTGCGGAGCAGGCTGGACTCGCTCCGGACGATGGGGCCGCCGACGGTGCCTGACCCCGGATTGGCGCATAGGCTGGCGAGCGTGGAGCGGAAGCTATGGCCGGACCATCCGACATCCGAGCAGATCGAACGCTGGAAGCGGATCGAGGCGGCGGCGAAACTGGCCATCAAGGCGCAAGACGAGGGATTTTCGCCGCTTTTCGAGATGAGACTACTCCGCAAGGCCCTCGAATCGTGAGCATCAACCGATTCGACGCCGCAGTCGACCTGAACCAAAAAGCGATCGTGGACGCGCTCCGCAAGGTCGGCGCCAAGGTCGAGATCATCCGCAAGCCGCTCGATCTCCTCGTCGGCTTCAACCGGCGGACCTACATCCTCGAGGTCAAGCAGGTCAAGGGCCGCATCAGTCAGGGCCAGGAGGATTTCATCCGCGAATGGCCGGGCGACATCGCCTGCGTCGTGCGCTCCGCCTCCGAGGCGCTGGCCGTCATCGGCTGCGAGACGAGGGGCGTTGAGATCGGCCCGCGCGTGATGACGAGCCCGTGGCTCGATGGGACGGGGGGTGGCGCGTGATGGCTTCGCTCGGCCGGCGACTGAAACACACGCTGCGGGGCCGTAGGCCGAGAGCCTGCAAGCTCGACGAGTCCACCGTCGCCGCTGTCAAGCGGGACCTCGCGAGCGGCATGACCCAGAAAACCGCAGCCAAGAAGTACCGGATCGCACGGCAGACGGTCGGCAGCATCTCGACCGGGCTCACCTGGGGGTGGGTCCAGCCCTTGCCGGAAGGCGAAGGCCATGCCATGACGCTGGGTGGATAGCTTGGGAGACACGATGCCCGAACTCGCAGCACAGATCACCGCACCGGAATCCGTACCGCAGACCGAGCCGACTTGCGATCACTGCGGGTCGGCCATCATGCTTTTGCCCATTGACCGGGACTGCTGCCACCGGCACACCGCCGACATCCACGCCCTCGGGCTCGACTCGGCGCGGCAAACGGGGCGGTACGTCATCTGGCTGACGAAACGCATGGCGATTCTCGAGGAGCGGATCATGGAGCTCGAAACGAGGCCGCGGAAGGGGAAGGCGTAGGTGCCGGCTTCGGTCTACACGCCAGAGCTCGCTGACGAGATCGTGGAGCGCGTCTCTCAGGGTGAGCCATTGGCACAGGTCTGCCGCGATGAGCATATGCCGGGGCTCAGGACGGTCTACGACTGGATGGACCGCGACGACGCACTATCCGCACGCATCGCGCGCGCGCGCGTAGTCGGGTACGACATGATCGCAGTCGACGCGATGCGAATCGCCGACACCGTGATCGAGGGCGTCGAAACCGAGGAGACCGAGAACGGCATCAAGGTCAAGCGGGGCGATATGCTGGGGCACCGCAAGCTCCAGGTCGAGACGCGCCTCAAGCTGCTCGCGAAGTGGGACCCCAAGCGGTACGGCGAGCGGGTGGCGCACGATGTCGGCGGCCAGCCCGGCAACCCCCTGAAGACCGAAGCCGTCTCCGTCAGCGTCGACCCCGACTCACTCCCCGCCGATGATCGCGCCGCGCTGATTCGCATCCTGCACCGCAACTTGCAGGGTGCCTCGTGAGCGCAGCCGTCGACATCACCCCCTACGCCCTTGCGCTGTCCCCCGCGTGGCGCCTCAACTCGCAGGGCGTGACGATCGACGGCGGGGCGCGCATCGACTTCAAGCGCTACCCGTTCGTGCCGCACATCATCGACAGCCGCGCGAGGAAGACCACGGTCATCAAGTCGGCGCAGCTCGGGATCTCGATCGCGTGCATCCTCAAGGCGCTCGAGGGCGCCCGCACAGGCGGTCTGCGCGGCATTCTCTACGGCTTCCCGTCCGACCGTGAGGTGCAGGACTTCTCCAAGGCGCGGCTCGCCCCGATCCTCTCGCAGAATGCCCACGTCTGGGGCGAGTCGATCGGCGATGCGGAGTCGGCGGGCCTGCGGCAGATCGGCAATACGTTCCTGTACTTCCGCGGCATCGGGCAGAAGGGCGCGAGCCCGAGCAAGTCGCTGTCCGTCATCAAGTCGATTCCGATTGACTGGCTGTTTCTCGACGAAGCGGACGAGATGGACGACTCGCGCATTGACGCAGTGGAGCACCGGCTCGACGGATCACTGCGGCCCGAGCAGACTTCGCTTTCGACGCCCACGCTGCCCGAGTACGGCGTCGACCTCGCCTACAAGTCGAGCAATCAGATGACCTGGCACTGGCAATGCCCGAAGTGCAACGGCTGGACGTGCCTCGAGGAGACGTACCCCGACTGCATCGCCGAGCCCATCGACGGCGACGCGCACTACCTGTGCGCCAAGTGCCGCAAGCCGCTCGAGAAGGTCTACGGCGAGTGGATCGCGAAGCGGCCCGAGATCACCGATCACCTCGGCTACTGGGTTTCGCAGCTCTGCTCGCCGACGAAGACCGCGAACGACATCCTGCTTGCCGCCGACGAGGCGATCAAGCGGGGCCGGATGCGCGAGTTCTACAACCAGACCCTCGGCCGCGCCTATGCCGAGGTCGAGGATCAGATCACCGAGGCCCAGCTCAACGCGCTGGTCCGTGACGAGCCCCGCCCCATCAACCACGAGGGGCCGTGTGCGATGGGCGTCGACCCGGGCAAGCCCCACTGGTACGAGGTGCGTTACCGGATCTCCGAGGTGGATGCGGTTCAGGTGGCGCGGGGCAAGGCCGAGACCTACGAGGAGCTGTCCGCCATTGCCAAGCGGTACAACGTCGAGTGCGGCGTGATGGATCAGGGCTACGACCCGAGCGCCGTGGCGCGGTTCTGTCAGGAGCACCCGGGCTGGTACGGCGGGCTGTACGTGGGCCAGAAGAAATCGGATGCGGACTGGGAGCACCGAGAGCGCATGGTCAAGATGGGCCGCACGCGCACGCTCGACGACGCACACAACGAGATCCTGGCGAAGCGCATCAGCTACTACCGCAAGGATGAGTTCTGGCACGACGAGTTCGTGCCGCAGATGACGAACCTCAAGCGCGCGACCGTCGAGAACAAGGTCACGGGGCAGCGCGAGGCGGTGTGGGTCGTGACGGGTGGGCGGAAGAACGATCACCTCCGCCACGCCTCCGCCTATGCCCACCTCGCGATGCAGCGCGTGGGGATCGCGAAGAAGGTTCAGCAGGCGTATTCCAACGCCCGCAACGAAGGCCGGCGAATGGCTCGTCCCCGCTCGGCGATGGTGATGTGACAATGGCCTACGAATCCGAGACCGAAGCCGAAGACCCGATCGAGCGAGACGACACGAAGCTCCGTGCCGCCCGCAAGCGGTTCGAGGAAGCGTGCGATCACCACAAGAACGCCCACGCGGAAGCACACCGCGCGCAGCAGTTCTTCCACAACACCGAGGGGGAGGGCCAGTGGGCCGCCGACGACATCGCGTACCTGCGCGATCAGGGACGGCCCGTGCTCACGTTCAACATCGTGAAGCCGAAGATCGAGACCATGATGGGCATGTACGCCGACGCGCAGCGCCGGCCCGTCGTCTCGTCGAGCTCGAACCGCTCGCGCGTCGTCGCCGACGTGATCGACCTCGTGAAAGAGCAGGTTCTTCAGGACGCGCGCTACGAGCGCAAGAGCGCGCGGCAGTTCCGCACGGGTGTCATCTCGGGTGAGTCGTCGATTCAGGTCGAGGTGGTGCCGTCGCCGAAGGGATCGGGCTGGATCACGGTCAATCTTCACCGCGTCATGCCGTTCGAGGTGCATTGGGACCCGACCTCGATCGAGCCGGATCGCAGCGATGCGGGCTACGTGTTCTGGGACCGCTGGATGAACAAGGCGACCTTCGAGCACGCCTATCCCGAGTTCGCGGCTGAGTTCGATTCGCTGATGGGCAAAGGCGACAGCGACGACCTGTCCAACTTCCGCATCGGCGAGTCGGGCCTTGGCGCGGTCGACTTGAAGGAAGACTACCGGGACGACGACTCGAACCACTACTACGCCGACCGGCGCAAGCACCAGATCCGGGTGATTCGGTACGAGTACAAGGAATGGGCGCCGGCGTGGTTCGTCACCGACCTGCAATCGGGGCGGCGCGAAGAGGTGACGCAGGACCAGGCCGAGAATGCGCAGCTCGCCGCTGACGTGTACGGCATGCCGATCCAGATGGAGAAGACCGACGTTGAGCGCGTGCGGGTGTGCGAGTTCATCGGCTCGACCATGCTCGCGGAGTACGACGAGGCGGGGCCGTTCGATGGCTTCTCGATCGTGCCGTTTACGTACATGATCGACGAGGAGACGGGCACCGCGTACGGGTTCGTGCGCAACCTGTTCGACCCGCAGCAGGAGCTAAACAAGAGCAAGAGCCTCGAGATCGAGTACATCGCGCAGGGCGCGGCGCCGGGCGTCACGGCCGAGAAGGACGCGATCCCCGACGAAGAGCAGTTCCGCGCCGAGCTGCGCCGCCCGGGTGGCGTCGCAATCGTGCGCAAGGGTGGTCTGTCCGAGGGTGCGGTCGTTCCCCGCAACCCGACGCCGCCGTCGCCTGCGGTGATGGCCCGTGCCGAGAACTCGGTGAATCTGTTGTCTGAGATCAGCGGCATCCCCAGCGCATCGAACCTGATTCCCGCCGAGCACGCGCAGGCCGGCGTGACGGTGGCCATTCGGTACAACAAGTCGCGCCAGTCGGTGCAAGATCCTTTCAGCAACTTCGAGGACTCGCAGCGCGAGGTCGTTCGGCGTGTCGTCGAGTCGATCACGCGCTCGATGCCCGATGACCAGATCGCGGCGATACTCGGCAGTGAGGATCGGTTCGTGATTCAGGGCGGGCAGCTGATCGAGGTCGAGGAAGGCCCGAACGGCCAAAAGGTGCCGAAGTCGCAGGCCGATCTGCGCATGATCCGGGACATGGACTGGAAGCTCGAGTTCGAGCACACGACCGAGAACAGCACGCTGCGCATGATGCAGCTTCAGGTGATGCTCGAGATGAAGCAGGCCGGCGTCCCGATCGACCCGGAGATGATCGTCGAGAAGGCGACCACGAGCCGGACGGATCGGGAGCGGCTGCGCAAGTACGCCCGCGAGGCGTCGCAGGCTGCGGCGATGGCTGCCGACCGCGAGGCCAAGACCTTCGAGGGTCAGACGCGCGGGATGCTGATGATCGAGGGCATGAAGGCGCAGGAGGCCGCGCGCCACAACCAGAGACAGGAAGAACTGACCTCCGACAAGCAGCAGAAGGACGCCGCGATGCGGCTGCTCGACATCTGGGAGAAAGCTGACGACAACGAGAAGGCGCTCATGTTCAGCACGTTGCAGCTCGCGCATCAAAACGACATGGCGAAACGCCAGGAGGTTTCCGCTTGAGTCAGACCGCAGAGAAGATGACCCCGCAGGATGAGCTTGAGGAGCTGCTTGGCTTCAAGGCCGAGCCCGAACCGGAAGGCGAGGCGCCGCCCGCGCGAGAGGAAGAGGCGCCTGCGGCTGAGGTGGCCGACGAAGAGCCGGCGCCCGAGCCCGACGAGACGGTCGAGGATGCGCCCAGCGATGAGGCGCCGCCGGTCGCTGCCAAGACGCAGGGTCAGCCTGAGACCGCAGCTGAGCGCCGCGAGAAGGCGTTGAGAGCCGAGATTGCGAAGCTCCGGCAAGCGGCGCGAGCTCGCGAGCAGGCTGAGGGGATGCGGTTCGCCCCGGCTCCGGTCCAGCCCGTAGCGGTCGAGGCCGCCCCGAAGAAGCCGGCTGGCGTGCCGGTGCGGGTGTCCGAGGATGGGTCGAGCGTCTACGTCGATCCGACCGAGCTGGATCGGCTGATCGAGGAGCGGGCCGCGCGGACCCTCGAAGAGCGCATGAAGCCGACGCCCGAGCAGGTCAAGGCAGCGCACGCGCAGCGCACCGTCCAGGCGTTCGTGTCCGAGAATCCTGAGGCCCACGGCCCGGTGATGCACACGACGGGCGAGGCGATGAACTTCCTGAACCTGAGCCTGCGCAACGCCATGCAGCAGACGGGGGCCGTCGCCTACACGGCCGAGGACCTGATCGCGGTGGCGCGCGAGACGGGCGTCGCGGATCAGGTAGCCGAGTTCTTCCCGGACATCGCGCCCCACCTCGAAGAGCTGATCGAGGCCGACATCACTGACAACGTGGCGTGGCGGGCGCGGATCATGCGGCGCATCGCGGCGGGCATGGCCTCGAACGACGCAGGGCCCGATCCGGCGCCGGTTCGGTCGGCAACCCCGCAACTCCGGTCGGTGGCCGGGGCGCCGCGCAGCCTCGCCGCCAAAGGTGGCACGCGCAGCCCGTCGCCGTCGGTCGATCAGCAGGAGTTCGATGGCCTCGAACGCGAGTTCCGCAAGGATGTCGTGTTCTTCCCGCCCGAGAAGCGGCGTCGCCTTGAGGAGCTTGGCAAGAAGCTGTCGAAGGCGGGCTACGTCTAGCCCTTGCGGGCATGTTGCGGCTGTGCAATGACGTGAGATAGGGACTCGCCGCCCCATTCAATAGCGGCGTGCGTCGCCGGCATTCGGGCGCGTTCCTCATGGAACGATGGGCGTTACGCGGGTCTCGCCCTCCCGTGGTGTCGCCGACCTCATGGGCGTTGGCCTTCGGGCCGGTCGTATCGGTTGCCGGATCTTCCTCCGGCGGTTGCTCGCGGACCTCACCGCGTGGCGCGCTCCCAGCGCGCAGGGCGTCTTTCGCGATTCGCCCGTCGCAACCGACACAACGGGTACTACTCACATGGCATTCACGGAATTTGCCACCAATTCGGCTCAGGCCGTCAAGCGGTGGTCCGACATGTGCATGGTCGAGACCTTCGGCAAGATGCGGCTTCGCCCGCTGATCGGCCGGGGCTCGAATGCGTGCATCCAGCTCAAGACCGAGCTCGACAAGAACGCGGGCGACACCGTGTACTACGACCTGCGAGCGCAGGACCGTGGCACCGGCGTCAACGGCGACTCGACGCTCGAGGGCTTCGAGGATTCGCTCACCTTCCACCAGGACACGCTGAAGGTCAACATCAAGCGGAAGGCCCACGCCTTCAAGACGATGAGCCAACAG